ACTTGATTAAACGACTGGTCTTTGTACTCGGAATGATGAGGGGTAGAGCAATTAGAATGAAGATAACCGGCGGTCCAATTTCCCGGAAAGAGCCGCCGGTATGGTAATCAAGGATCATACAAATTGTGAGCAACTTGTACTGTTTCTCAGGAAACGAATCAGGTCGCTGAATAAGCAACTCGAACTTGAACAGAAAGAATCCACATGGATATTTGCAAAGTATGCAGCACTCCGTATGGGCAGCAGAAATCAGGATGAAACTAGTGGCAGACGACAGTAAAATTTTTGGACAGATAGAGCAGGTATTTGACTACACAGATCCCGCAACCCATAACGGTACTATCAATCTAAAAACAATCGACTTTGAGGGAAAGAAATATATAGTCTCAAGACGCTATATCATCGGAGATGATAGGGATTACTACCTTGATTTCATCGCTCCATTCGACAACATGAGACCAGAGAGAACAGGCATACACGGAGAGGTAGAACTCCACCTCAATAAGAGACTGCTAACAAGGGACAACTTTAATTTTGATAAAGATCCCCAGCGTGGACATTTTGCAGGGGCAGCCAACAAACGGACCATCTTTAAAAATATATCCGATTACTACGACAGGGAAAAACTGGAGATAGATCTTCAGAAATTTACCAAGGAAGCCTATGAAAAGAAAGTGATGGAAAGTGTCGTCATTGAGTTGGTCGCGGGTGATCCCTTTATTGAGACAGTCCAGTTTGTTGAGGGCCTTGTCATAAAAGGTGGCGGAACTATATTCAATGCACTACCCAAACAGGCAAAGTCTTTTGTCTGCATGATCATTGCGGTATCAGTTGACGCAGGGATCTCAGAGATATGGAAGGTAAAGCAGGGGAACGTCCTGTATATAAACCTGGAGAGAAGTGCCTCATCGATGGTCAAGAGACTTGCCGGTGTTAACACGGCTCTCGGCCTCGATCCGATGAGACCGCTAAGGTTCATGAACGTGAGGGGAACTCCTCTTATCGACATCATGGATTCGATCAAATACCAGATCGAGAAGGAAGATATCAAGCTCATCATCGTTGATTCAATATCGAGGGCAGGGATGGGAAGTCTCGTGGACGACAGGCCTGCGGTAAAGATCACCGATGCACTCAATAACCTGGTCGAAGAGAGCGACCGTTCATGGGTTGGGGTAGCTCACAGGGCATGGAGTAATGAACATGTCTTTGGAAGCGTTCAATTCCTTGCAGCGTGCGATGTAATGGTCGATGTCGAAGCATCCCACAACGAACAGAAGAACGAGCTTGGAGTGAAGCTGTCCGTCACAGGCCAGAACGATCTTCCGCCATCAAAACCATCAGTTATCGCACTCGGCTTTGATTCTATGGGACTTAACTCTGCAAGGCGTGCAACGGAAGAGGAATTTCCTGAGCTTCAGGACGAAAAAGACAACATCAGGGATAGGATTTGGAACCATCTAAGAATCAATGGAAAGCAGACAACAACTGAGATAGCAAAGGATCTGGGCGAGATAAGCAATTCCGTTTACAAGAGACTTATAGACATGGAAAAGAAAAATGACGTCTCAAGACAAGGCAAACATTGGGAACTGAGGAGCAGGTGATAATGAGTATTGATTGGAACGTACTTGCTATCCCACACTCAGCCACACATACATGGCTACTAAACAAACACTACGCTAAAAGAATACCCTCTATCGTACACGCCTATGGCGTATTCGTAGACAATGTAACGCAAGGCGTTATCACGTATGGAATTCCTGCATCTCCTACTTTGACTATGGGGGTGTGTGGTGAGGAACACAAGGACAAGGTAGTAGAACTAAACAGGCTAGCCATATTAGAGGGACACGATGAGAATCTTACATCCTATTTTGTAGCCCAGACTTTAAAGATGCTGCCTAAACCTTCGATCGTTGTTTCCTACGCGGATACAAGCATGGGCCATGTGGGATACGTGTATCAGGCTACTAACTTTATGTACACAGGACTGTCAGCAAAGCATGGCATGTGGAGAGAAATAGGTAAAAATATGCATCACCGCCATGTCACTAGGCAATATTCATTGTCAGAACGTATGGAAAGCGACAGGTTTGAGATGGTCGATGGCCCCAGAAAGCACAGATATATATACATAACAGGAACACGTAAAGACAAAAAGATTCTGAAGAATGCGTTGAAATACAAGGTTCAACCATATCCGAAGGGAGATACTAGTCGATACGACAATGACATTGACGTACCACTACAGATGTCGATGCTGTAAGAAATAAAGGAAGTAAGTTGACGAGTGGCCCAATCATATGTGAGAACTGTAGTGGCAAAAGACTCTTATTCGCTGACGAGGCGGAGCTTAAATGTGCCATGTGTGGATGGCGTTTATATACACCACTCGGAAGGCTTGATAAAAGGCCATTTAAGTTGCAGGTTAGATACAAGGGGGCCATCAAGCGCGACAAGAGAACACCTCTCACGGTCGGGATTAAAAATGGTAAAGCAGGGGAACCAAACAGGGTTATGAAATACCTGGTTTACTGCCCCGAATGCCTTGAACTAACTGAGCAAGGCCAAAGACTGAGAAAAAATAACAACAATGGATTCCATTATGAGATCAAAATGAAATGTGAAACCAGTCACACAACGACCCTTATGGAATCATCACACACAGGAGAATTATTCGGATGGCGCTAAGAATTGAATATCCATACATGCCACCAAAGGAACTGCGGGGAAATTCCAGCACACGATGGCAGCAGAAGAGCGGGGTAAAGAATCAGTTCCAGGACGCAACGATATTCCGTTTAAGAGAACAGAATCCTGAGCCAATGGAGAAGGTGAACGTCAAGTATATTGCCTACTGGTGTGGCCAGAAGATCGATCCTGACAATTTGATTATCGGAATGAAGTACGCCCTTGATTGCCTGACTATCGAGGGGATTATCAAGGATGACAATTCCGATTTCGTTCAAAGCATTACACCCGAATACCATCAGGTAAAAACAAGAAAGGAAGTTAAGTTAATCATGGAGGTTACGGAGAATTAAATGTGGATACACGTACCTACAACACTATTAGCATCTGTTCCGGTTACGGCGGAATCGAACTTGGACTCAGAGAAGTTATCCCTGTTAGAACAGTCTGCTATGTGGAAATCGAAGTCAGCGTCGCAGCAATCCTGGCAGCGCGTATGGAAGAGGGATACCTCGATCAGGCGCCTATCTGGACTGACCTTAAAACATTCGATACTGAGCCGTGGCGTGGAAAAGTTGACATCCTCACTGGTGGCTTCCCTTGCCAGCCCTTCTCAGTCGCAGGGGCGCAGCTCGGAGAAGATGACCCAAGAAACCTCTGGCCAGACACAGCCAGACTTATTCGGGGGCTTAGGCCACCAATTGTCTTTCTCGAAAATGTCCCCGGAATTCTTGAGTATTACTTCAGTACAATCCGACCCGAACTACGAGAGATGGAATACGAGGTTACGGAAGGACTATTTTCAGCGTCAGAGACAGGCGCACCCCACAAACGCCAGCGAATCTTCATCCTTGCGTACAGAGTGGACAACACCACTAGCTGACGACACCAATACCAGGAAGAACAAATTCGCACAGGGTGGAACACCGCTATCAATGCAGGCAAGCAATTGGCCAACACCTAACACAATGGATGAGCTTCCCCCAAGATCAGAAGAAGGAACAAAAAAACTATTTGAAGGTGCGAGGAAAGGCAGAAAAGCACCTTCTAATTTAAGGGAATTTGTACATGAGGAAAACTGGCCAACACCCACAACTCAGGAAACTCCACATGAAGAAATGGAATTGACCGAGACAGGGAGAAGGAAAACCAAGGACGGGAAGGACAGCCACTCCCTCAACCTTCAGGATGTTTCTGCCAACTGGCCTAATTTAAACGAGGAGGCAAAGAAATGGCCGACACCAAACGCATCGGAACACAAGTACCGGATGCAGGGAAACACACAGCAGAGCAACGGTCTCACGGCGACAGCGAGGAAGTCGGATATCCACTCTACCCTCCAGGTCCCGGAGACAGAGACGGATGGGCATACCTGCTCTCCATCGTGCCGGAGGCTGAACCCACTTTTTGCAGAACACTTAATGGGCCTACCCCTGGGGTGGACCTGCGTCTCAGAGCCGTTGGCAACGGAGTCGTTCCAGCAGTGGCAGCTCGGGCTTTCCGCGTACTTAGCGAGAAGCTGAAGAAGCAAGAAAACTTTTTAGTATAAGGAGAAAAAATGCCACCTAAAAACCCATACGAAAATATAAAAATCACCTTAAAGGAAGATGAATCTAAATTTCTATTAAATCTTTTAGATGAATCTAAATTCCCACGGCATGAATTAGATATCGTAAATAAAATC